ATCGAACGCGGCCAAGAGCGCGAGCAACTCGACCGCGCCCTATGCCTGGCCATCGCCCGCAACCAGCCGCAGCGCGACTACGTTGGCGAAATCTGCACGGGTTGCGACTACGCCACCAAAACCAATCGCGGCACCGCCTGCGAAGCCTGGCGCGATTGCCTGCAAGACCACCAAAAGCGAGAAAGGGCAGGGCGATGAAAGTCAGTGTCGAAATAAAAGGAATGGAAGCCGTCCGCGCCCGCCTATCCGGCATGGGCAAGCAAGTCGCCTTTGCCGCCAGCAAAGCACTCAACGCCACCGGCAAGCAGATCGCCGACGCCATGCCGGCAGAAATTGAACGCGCCATCGACAAGCCAACCGCCTTCACCAAAAAAGGCGTGCGTGTTCTCAAGTACGCCAACAAAGGCAACCTCGAAGTCACGGTTGGCTTTATGGCCGCGCAAGCCAAATATATGGAATTCCAGACCGCTGGCGGCAGTTTTACCCCTGGGAAAAAAGGTCTGAAGCTGCCGGGCGGCATCACGCTGGATAGTTACGGCAACATCCCACGCGGCATCATCGCCAAGCTCAAGTCGGCAGCGGGTGGCAGTCTTGTATTAGGCGGCACCGTAGAGCGCAGGCTGGGCGTAGCCGGCAACAAAAGAAAGGGCGCCGCGCCGGTGCAGCTTTTCTACGGCATCCCGCGTGGCAAAGGATACGAAAAATGGCCGGTTGGCATTTACCGACGAATCCCCGGCAATCCCGGCAAGTTGGTCCCGATCATTCTATTCCCCAACAAAACCGCCAAATACAAAGCCCGCTTCGACTTCCAAGGCAAAGCCAAAGCCATCGTCGCCCGCGAATGGCCGGCGCAGTTTGATCTCGCCCTTGCCGATGCACTCAGGACCGCAAAATGAAAATCGAAAACATCTCCATCGACCGCCTCATTCCCTACGCCCGCAACAGCCGCACGCACAGCGACGAACAAGTGGCGCAAGTTGCCGCCAGCATTAAGGAATTCGGCTTTACCAACCCGGTGCTGATTGATGCAGACGGCGGCATCATCGCCGGCCATGGCCGCGTGCTGGCCGCGCGCAAACTGGCGCTGGCCGACGTGCCGTGCATCCGCTTGTCGCATTTGAGCGAAGCGCAAAAGCGCGCCTATGTCATCGCCGACAACAAACTGGCGCTCAATTCCGGCTGGGACGAAGAAATGCTCGCGCTGGAATTCAAAGACCTGCAAAGCATGGGGTTTGATCTGGAACTCACCGGCTTTGACCTCGGCGACATTGACGAACTGATGGCGCAACTCGACGCCACGCCGGAAGGCAACACCGACGCCGACGAAACGCCCGCCGTGCAGGCAGAAGTGGTCAGCAAGCTGGGCGATGTGTGGTTGCTGGGAAAGCACAAGATCATGTGCGGCGATTCGACGTCATCTGTTGCGGTCAACTCGCTTTTTGATGGAAAAAAAGCCGATATGTGTTTTACGTCGCCGCCATACGGCGCCGGAAATGTGGCAAAGCTACGCGACCATTATGTGCGTGGTGCCGAAAAACGAGATTCATTTTATGACGAGCATACCGACCGCCCTGATGAGTGGGCCGGATTGATGCGCGGATGGTATGAGGCAGCAAAACAGTTCTGCGATGTGATTGTGTGCAATGTGCAAATGCTGGCCGATAACAAAATGGCGATGGTTGAATGGTTGCATTTGGTACGCCATGAATTGTGCGACGTTGTTATTTGGGATAAAGGACACGGCGCACCGCAAATGCAAAAAAACATTCTAAACAACGCATTTGAATTCATTTTTATCGTTGGCGGAAATGGGTCGCGTTCTGTGCCGTTTGCAAGTTTCCACGGAAATACGCAAAACGTTGTGAGAATAAACCCAAAAGGAAAAAACGAACACGCCGAGATCCATCGTGCCGTTATGCCGGTGGATCTTGCTTTATGGGCCATGCAAGATCTATGTCATAAATCATCATCGGTTTACGAGCCATTTTCCGGCAGCGGAACCACCCTAATCGCCGCCGAACAAACAGCCCGCATCTGCTACGCCATGGAACTGTCGCCGGCCTATGTCGACGTTGCCGTCCGCCGCTGGCAAAACTACACCGGCAAAACCGCCACCAACGCCGAAACCGGCAAGGCGTTCGGCGCATGACCACCGTCACCCAAGCCGAATTTGCTCGCATGGAAAAGCGCGACCGCGCTTACATCACGCGCCTAAAGCAAGCCGGTCGGCTGGTCATGGCCGGCGACAAGGTCGACGTCGAAGCCAGCCGCGCCCGCATTGCCGAAACATCCGACCCCAACCGCGATGACGTCAAAGAGCGCTGGCAAGCCGAGCGCGCCGCGCCGCCTGCTGCGGTCAACGCCGAAAATGCCGAGAAAATTGGCAACAGTTACCAGGCCGCGCGCGCCGTCAAAGAAAAATTCGCCGCCATGCAGGCCAAGCTCGACTACGAGCGCGCCATCGGCAAGCTGATCGAAAAGGCCGACGCCTCGGCAGCCATTGAAGACGTCACCAGCGTCATTCGCCAGGCGCTCGAAAACCTGCCACACCGCACCGCCCCGGAACTCGTCGGAAAAGACCTTGACGGCATCCGCGCCACGCTCAAACAAGAAGTCCACGCCGCGCTCGCCGACATGGAGCGCGAATTTACGAAACGCTTGAATCAGATGGGGAGTGAAGAATAATGGGGCCGCCAAGACTTGATGGGATTGAGTGGGTTTTTCGCTTTGCCATTGTTGGCATGGTTGCTGTCGCCGCGTTGGTGGGGTTGCTTGGCGGCTGGTTGTTTGACCATATCAGGTTTGTTTTCTAAATGACCACCGCCCACCTCCTAGCCTACCGCGCCGCCCGCCGTGCCGTGCGCCCGAAAGCCCCGCTCACCGTATCCGAGTGGGCCGACGCTAATCGGGTGCTGTCCGGCGAAGGCAGCGCCGAGGCCGGGGCGTGGAAAACATCCCGCACGCCATACCTGCGCGAAATCATGGATGCGCTCTCGGAAGAATCCACCGAGCGCAAGGTCGTGTTTATGAAATCCTCGCAAGTCGGTGGCACCGAAGCCGGCTCCAACTGGCTCGGCTACATCATGGCGCACGCCAAAGGTCCGGTCGCCGTCGTCATGCCCACCGAGAAATCCCTGCAAGACTGGTCATCGCAAAAGTTTGACCCCATGAGCCGCGAGACACCCTGCATCGCCGCCGTCATGGCGCAGCGCAGCAACCGCTCAAGCGACAACAACGCCTCGCGCAAACGCTTCACCGGCGGCATTCTTTACTTCAAAACCGCCGGCTCAACCTCCGAGCTAAAAAGCACCTCGCTACGCTACGCCATCGCCGACGAGATTGACGAATACGACTGGTCAACGCTGCAAGGCGACCCGCTCGGCCTGCTCGAAGTGCGCCTCACCACCTTTCACGACCGCAAGCTGTTCGTCGTCAGCTCGCCGACCATGAAAGACGCCAGCCGCATCGAAGAACAGTTCGAGCTGGGCGACCGCCGCCGCTTTTACGTGCCTTGCCCGCACTGCGGCGAACGTCAGCACCTCAAATGGGCCAACGTCCGCTGGCAAAAAACCGGCCAGCGCGTCACCCGCGCCGCCTATATCTGCGAAGAATGCGGCGCCGAGATCGAAGAACACCACAAGCCGGCCATGCTCACCGGCGGGCGCTGGCTGGCCGAAAATCACGAAGCCCCATGGCGCAGCTACCACATAAGCGCCATCTATTCGCCCATTGGCCTCGGCCTGTCGTGGGTGGAACTGGCCGAAGAATGGATCGAAGCGCAAGACGACCCCGCCAAGCTGATGCGCTTCGTCAATACCCGCCTCGGCGAAACCTGGGCAGATCGCTCGCACGAAGTCAAACCAAACCTGCTCGCCGCCCGCGCCGAACCCTACCCACTGCGCCATGTGCCACGCGGCGCCCTGGTGCTTACCGCCGGAATTGATACCCAAGATGACCGCCTCGAAGTCCGCATCATGGGCTGGGGCGCTGGTGAGAAGGAATGGACGATTGATTATCACGTCATCCACGGCAACCCCGCCGAAGAGCGCGTTTGGAATGCGCTAGATGAATACCTGACGGCAGAATTCACCAACGACTACGGGCGCACCCTGCGCATCGAAGCCAGCGCCATCGACACCGGGGGCCACCATACCCACGCTGTTTATGCCTACGTGCGCCGCGCCAAAGCCCGCCGGCTGATCGCCATCAAGGGCGCCAGCACCACCGGGCGCGTCATCCTCGGCAAGCCGTCGCACCAGGACGTCAACTGGCGCGGCCAAACCATCAAAAAAGGCGTCGCGCTTTACACCGTCGGCGCCGACACCGCAAAGCACTGGATTTACAACCGCATCAACGGCGACAACGACAAAGACCCCGGCGAGCGCAAGGTGCACTACTCGCAAGAACTTGAACCGTGGTTCTACGACCAGCAAGTGTCGGAAACCTTCAACCCGCGCAAAAACCGCTGGGAACTCAAAAAAGGCAAACGCAACGAGGTGCTGGATACCCACGTTTACGCCATCGCCGCCAGCCACCACCCGGAACTCTACCTGCACAAATGGAAGGCCGCCGACC